CAGAAACATCAACGACAGCAACGAAATGGCAAAATTAAATTCCGTTGACTACAATTGTTATGTTGATGCTTGTCCTAGACTCGACGATAGCATATTATTTGAATTTCATACTAACACTGTAATAAATTTTGATAACATCTATCAAAACATAGCCAAACGTATATGAATCAGTTTCGGTACAAGATCTTTACCTTGTTGCCACCTCGCGCGGCTGTAGATTCCATGAATGATTGGCAAGGCGAAGATTTCCTACCATTTCAAACCACAGACAAAATAGAAGAGTGTCTAGCGCAGCCATATCGTGTTGCTGCTGTTCCTGCAATGTTCAATCAACTAGGCAGCTATTCATACAATCAGACTCTTTGTTCTATCGATTGGTCAAAATTTGATTTAGTAATACTGTCGGATATTGAATATATTGATCACGACACAATTTTAACTCAGTGTATCAAACCCTGTAATATAAAAAATTATGTATTGGCTGTGGGCGGTGTCAAAGACCGTTTGATTGATCCGGATGTTGTCTATAGACCATGGTGGATATTTCAACACATGCGTTTGAATTCCCTCAGACCATACACCAACGAGCCCAGGTCATTTTTGTTTGAAGCATTGCTAGGAGCACGTAGAGCGCACAGGTCCTACGTGATGGCTAGATTTTGCTCCAATCCAGATCTGTTAAACAAGTCAATTGTGACATACAGGGAAGAATTTGGATTCGATGCCAATGATCCTGGCATGTTGTTAAATGACGAAGCAGTTGATGTTATACGCAATAATTTAATATGGCCGTATGTGTCGCCTAATTTAAACTCAGAGTGGGAAGTTTCGGACCATATTCGTAGAGATATTAGCGAAATTACTCCGTGGGAAATTTATAATAACACTTACTACAGTGTCTGTTGCGAAACACTATTCCAACACTTTGACCCAAATAAATCCCATGATCCTGGACCGTTCTTTATTACAGAAAAAATTGCCAAGGTGTTGCTAGGGCAACGTCTATTTGTATTGTTTGGTCCCATGCATACGCTCAAATTTCTGAAGGATCTTGGGTTTAAAACTTTTGATAATGTGATAGATGAGTCGTATGACAATTGTGCTGACACTAGCCTACGATTTAAATTGGCATTTGATCAAGTCGAAGCCCTGAGTAAATTAGATCCAGAGCGGGTATTAAAAGAAACTGAAAGCATTAGACTACACAATTACAATCATCTATACCAGTATAGAAAAGACATAAGAAATCAAATGCATCAAATGATCTTGGACAAAATACCCGAGCAACATAAATTTGCGTAAATACAAAACATTCATTATAATAAAACATTATGCTTACAATATATTCCAAAAACAATTGTCCGTTTTGTGTTAGAGCAAAACAATTACTTGAGAGTAAAGGAGTTCCTTTTAACGAAATTAACATCGAGAACGATACAGAATCGCGGCAGATGCTAGTAGATAAAGGACTTAGAAGTGTTCCACAAATATTTCACGGGTACGAATTGATCCCAGGGGGATTTGATGGACTTAATAAACAATCAGCTGAATTTTTTGAAAAGGTAAAAAATTAAATGTTAGTATCAAAAGGTTATCAAGAAGGCGATATTGTCAGTTTCAAATTGATCACTGGCGATGAAGTGGTAGCAAGAATTGTTGACTCCGGCCCTAACGGATTTGAAATTGCAAAGCCATGTACAGTAATGCCTAGCCCACAAGGAATGGGTCTTATTCAAAGTCTGTTCACAGCCGACGCAGATGCCAATGTGGTATTGCAGAAAGAACATGTAATCATGCATGCTGCCAGCATTGATGCCATGCAAAAACATTACATCAAAACTACCACTGGTATAGAGCCTGTGACCAGGGGAAGTATCATTACCTAAATGTTTATCACACCCGAGTCGTTGCCAGCAGTTGAGGAAAATGTTGATCTTAACTTTACCATAACAGCAAACACAAATATTGGTGATCCTGCGATCACTTCTGTTAGTGCCACCTGCTCGGCCTTGGGTAATATTAATATATCAGTTGGTGGCTCAGGTGGCGTTAGCGGAAATACCGTTATTACTATAACTGGTAGATACAATGACAATTTTGATAAAACTATCACGTACGAAGATAAAAACAAAACAGTGCAAACTGCATCAAGATTTAAGGATATAACCCCGGAATACAATTTTGTTTCAGAATACTTGGCTTCGGGCGGAGGAACTGCTACTGCTATATATACTGTGACAGTGAATGGTACACCATTTACAGTAAACCAAACTATAAATAATACTAGCTTTACTCCCGGACAAAATTATCTCGTACAATATGTTGCTCAAGGAAAATACTAATGCCTCCAGTCACTAGAACCAATATAGATCCAAGTACTGGCCACGGAGGCTATGTACCGAGACCAAGCACACCTAATGGTAGTGCGGATGTGTTTATTAATGGCCAAGGTGTAGTAAGAGTCACTGACGCTTGGCCGGATCACACTGACCCCGGTCCTCCGGACACACACGGCAGCGCCCAGTCTGGTGGTAGTTCAACCTTCTTTGTTAACGGTCTAGCGGTGGCCAGAATCGGAGATGCCATTGGTTGTGGCGATGCCGTTGCTGGCGGTAGTCCAGATGTGATTGCCGGTTAGTTCTCTCATAAACTGCCCAGATTACTTGTAAAAAACCATAAAAAATGCTATAATGTACCATTATTATGGGGTAATAGCAGTTGTTTTCTCGGAAATTATGAAGTTATATAAAACTACAACCTTAAGAAAGGAGGAAAAATAGATGAAACAATATTTGCCGAACCTAGCAAAATTTGTATCAATCGTTTTTGGTATGTGGTTGGCCACATACACCTTGGTAGAGGTCACCAAAAACAAATTTGAATCACTCAAGGCCGAACAGGCTCAGATGACTGCCATGCAACCAATAACTGGACAAGAGAGGGCTCGCCAGTTACGTTGCCTAACGCAGAACATTTATTGGGAAGCTGCCAGCGAACCATTTGAAGGTAAAGTCGCTGTAGCTCAAGTCACACTCAACCGCGCAGCCAGTGGGCAATTTCCCAATGACGTGTGTGCAGTAGTTTACCAGAAGAATGTCGTCTACTCAAAAGTAGTTTGCCAGTTCTCTTGGTACTGCGATGGTACTCATAGAGTTAGACCAATTTATCAACCCTTGTACAATGAAAGTGCAGAAGTTGCTAAAAAAGTTCTACTAGAAGGATTTAGACTACCTAGTCTCAAAAATGCAATGTATTATCATGCTGACTATGTTCAACCAGGGTGGGGCAAAAAGCCTATTACCAAGATTGGACGCCATATTTTTTATGGTAGTTAAGCAGGATAAGTAATGCCAATTTTAACTTCAACACCTAAATCAAAAATTGTAAAAATGGAAAATTCAAAAATTGACTTTGATAGAATCAAGCAAAGTGTGGTAGAGTTCTTCTCTACCCACTTTAGCAAAATCTCTGCAGAAACCATGGGGTGGCTGGCAGCTATTGCATTACATGCTGCCACTATCCCTACTCTGTTGGCACTACTAACAGGACTTACAGATTCTACACCTAGCATAGATGTAGTATTGTTTATGTGGTTGGGTCTTGTATTGTTGTTTGGGCGGGCAGTTATTTTGCGAGATCTTCTGAATGTAGTCACAATTGGATTGGGATTTGTAATACAAGCAGTTCTTATGGCACTGATCCTGTTCAAGTAATCCATAAATACTTTAGAACAGGAGGCCGCAATGACCAAACGTGCCGAAATCGAAATAGAAGAATTAGCGTACAGTATTGAGGACGAAATCGGGGAAGAAGATTATGGATTTGTCTTTGACGCAGAAGGTAATTTAAAATTTGCGTTCATCCCCGAAGTTGTTCCTGACAAGCCGCCTAAGAATATTCAAAAGATAATGAAGATTTTGGGCGTCATTGATCTAGCACAATTCAACGAAGACTTAACAATTCATTAATTGCTTTTTTAGCAATTTTTTTGTGGTTGCACTAAATGATCCTTTTTGCTATACTAAGAGCATGAAAAAGGACATGACATTTTATCTCAAGTGGCTTGCAACTTTCGTAACAATTATTGGAGCGATTTGTACAAGCATTAACATTTACCCTGCAGGCCCTGCCCTGCTCAACCTAGGTGCTCTGCTGTGGCTCATTGTTGCAATAAAATGGCGCGAGTGGAGTCTTATTACAATTAATGCAACACTTTTACTAATCTATACTGTAGGACTTGTTATTAAATTGCTATGATTTGGATAGTTGTTATTTTTGTAATACTTTTTGTTTGGGGTTATTTTGCCCACAACGATAACGACAATCATCATTGCTAAAAAAGCAACACTTTTTTTGGTAGACCAAAAATAACCATTTTGCTATAATGTATGTACAGTAATTAACAAGGAGCCCAAAATGACACAATATATTGCTAACAACCTGCCAATGGATCAGTTAGATACTTTGCGTCCTATGTACAGGACTATGGCCAAACTGGTAGGTAAACGATGTGTGGTACGCTATCGCGGTCCACGCTATGATAGTACACGAGCTACCACTCGCAAGGAAGATGCAAAATCCTGGGCGGTGTATTTTTACTGAAATTGATAGACCAAAAAGATCCATTTTGCTATAATGTGTGTATAGTAATTAACAAGGAGCGTACCAAATGAGAACAGCATTTGAAGGTCTTACTACTCAAGAAATCCGTGAAGTTCGCATGTATGGCTGCACCGAAGCGCAGATGCGCGAAGCAGTAGAGTCCAGCAGCACTTTTAAGTTTAGCGGTCCTGCTATGATTGTTGCAAGTATGATGAGTGATGCACAAGAGATGGTCAGTACCGAATACGGCGAAGTTGATTCAATGCGAGCCGAAGATGCTCGTCAACAGCTGAACCGTGCCAAGTGGGTTTTGTTTGAGTATATCATGGACAAGGAATAATAAAATGGAAGACCAAACTTTAATTGATTGTCTGTACGAAGAACTTTTTATGTTGGACGAGCAGGCTGGTTGCTTTGATGAAGTGACTAATCGTTTCATTGATGATCAGCGTCGTAAACTTATGATACAAATTCTTGAATTGGAGACTGCAAATGTTTGATCAACCGGTTAATTTTCGTACACAGACTAACGGTCGCGGTCTTTGGAGCGCAACTGAGAAGTTCGTAAGCATCAATCGTGTGCGTCTAGCATACCTAGATGACGAATTGGATTTTGGCGAACTTCGTGCCTACTTTGATTCTGCAGAATGGGATACAGACAACGACGGCTTAATTTATACTGACAAAGTCTGGATGTCGGGTTTTCGCGAGTGCATGAAGACTCTAGGCTTTAGTGATGCGGCCGTTGAGGACATTTCGTACAGCGAAGCTGGCATGCAAGGCGACAACTATGTGAGCATGGATGTTGGTGGTGATTTTGTGCGTGAGTGCGAAGCCTTGCATCGCTTTGTCATTAATCGACAAGCAGTAAATATGTAATCATGAAAAAGATTGTAAAGATACCGTACCAACAAAAAACTCGAGCACATCGTGTGTTGTTTGAATCTGGCTCACCGTTTAAAAGCCGTACGGTTGAAAACAAAAAGCGCGAGTTCAAGCGTAATGCTAAACATCGTAAGCAGGAGGCCGTATGACCGGTGGATGGATTTTAATTATTATGTTGCACACTACCAGCGGTAAATTTGTAGACAAAATTGAGCTAGGACCGTTTGCAACTAAACAGGCCTGCCAGGCAGTCAAGCTGTCGGGTATCAATCAATTTAAGAAAAACCGTGTTTGCGTCAGCCAAGCTCATTTCGAAGGACGCGATATTGATCCCGGTATAACACCAGACTAAGGAGATATTATGGACTACAGCAATCAGTATTACAAATCAGCAAAGTATAGTCTAAGTCGCAAGCGCCAAATTATCAACCGAGCTCTTGAAGAGCTGCACGCCATGCAAATGGAAATGATTGAAGGTGCAGTAGCAGCAAAAGAATCACAAGGTTTTCCAGAAGCCAATCAAATTATCAATCACATTCGGGCGCTATAATGGATATCGAGACACTAGTAGATAACATTCTGACAGATCGCATCACTATTGCGGATTTGGATATCCAGCAAATGGAAGCGGTAATTGATTTCATGCGCGAGCATATAAGCACTATACCGGACGAAGATATCAGTGATGCTCTACTAGAATTGGTAGATGTTATTCAAGATGCAGCAGAAGTGAGATTTGCAAATCAAGCATCGGGTAATTGGGACCAAACAATTGAGGACAGTATTGCCCGGGGCAACAGTTATTTTGAACTAGAGAATTATGTGATACAATAACGGCTGCGTTCCTTGGTACTTTACCCGCTTCGGCGGGTTTCTTTTTGGCTGTATAAATACTAGACTATGGCAGCTAACGGAATTTCTACTTTAAGTTCAAAACAGGCAAAGCAAACAGCCAAGCTTGATATTGCACAGGCCAAACGCCAGGGTAAGACTGTGGCCAGAAATGGAACAATTTCCGGATCTGTTGATGCAACTAAAACTGCATACAGATATTGGAATGTGTACGACATCAACGCTCTACCAACCAAGTACTCCACTAACAGCATTGTTGATAATGCCGGCGCACTAGTGGCACATCGTCCTTGGACCGGACACGTTTAACCAAACTGTTTGACAGACTTCTCACAGTATAATATACTGATCATACAATTCTATAAATACTGACTATGATATTCGGTTCATTAATGATGGCAATTGCCGTCACCATTTCAGCTATTGCCGCTTGGTATTCGGTAGCTGGCCTCACTGCTATTTTTAGTGCCGCAGTGATCCCGGTCATCATCATGGGTGGCGCACTGGAAGCCGGCAAGATTGTTGCCACTGTTTGGTTGCATAATAATTGGCAGCGAGCTGGGTGGGCATTTAAAACTTATTTGGTTCCGGCCATTGTGTTCTTGATGCTGTTGACCAGTATGGGTATTTTTGGCTTCTTATCAAAAGCACACAGTGATCAAAGCTTGGTAAGCGGAGATGCTATGAGCAAGGTTGCTATATACGACGAAAAGATTGCAACCGAAAAAGAAAATATCGCACAAGCCAAACGAGCACTTGAGCAAATGAACACGCAAGTGGATCAAATGATGGGTCGTACTGACACCGATCGAGGTGCTGAACGAGCTGTGGCTATTCGAAAAAATCAGGCCAAAGAACGTGCAAGCCTACAAGCAGACATTACTCGTAGTCAAAAAATAATTCAAAAACTACAAGAGGAACGTGCTCCACTTGCAGCAGAATTCCGCAAAGTAGAGAGTGAAGTCGGACCTATCAAATATATTGCTGCTCTTATATACGGCGACAATCCAGACCAAAATGTTCTTGAACGAGCAGTACGTTGGGTTATTATTCTTATTGTCGTTGTTTTTGATCCACTGGCACTGTGTTTGATTCTTGCCGCTAACAAACAGTTTGAATGGGCAAGGCAAGGCACTGGTGGTTGGGTGCATGATGAGGAAGAAAAACCGGTTCCTGTAGCCACTGCGACAGAGGAACCACCAAGAGAGTCGCCACCTCATGATAATCCTGTACCAGATGATCAAGCGGCAATGAATATCAATCCGAATCCGGACGGAATGATACCCAGACCATTTACTGAAGAAGAAATTGCAGCCTTAGACACTCATGCAAATACTGTACCATCATCGGATACTGTGGAGTCAGAGCAAGAGTTTTTTGCTCAAGCTCAATTTGCTGCACAGGCAGCAGACGTGTTAGATGAACAGCAACGAGCCGAACAAGCAAATGCCGTGATTGCAGAAATACCTCGACCAGAACCGGACCTTGATATTCCTGTTTTGGAAAATGAAGAAATGTGGGCACAGCGTGTGATCGACGAGCAGCCCAAAGAAGAAGCAAAATACGAAGCCGACGATGGCGCATTAACTGATGACCAAATTCAACAGGTCAAAGAGTCCGTGGATAATACTTCACCGCCACCTGTAGATGATTTTAATACCCCTGTACGTCGAGGTGCGGATTATGCTGTTAGATACAAAGGCAAAGTTTACAACCTAGATGCTTTCAATAAACTTTACCCAAGCATGGCCATACAGGCCGACAATGAAACGCTAGACAATGCCAGTCAATGTGGATTTGGAGAAAGATTCCCAGATACTCCAATGAAGGGTGATATGTTTATAAGAACCGATTACTTGCCTGACCGATTGTTCAAATGGAACGGATCAAAGTGGATTGAAGTAGACAAAAATTCTACAGACAGCTATACTTACAATCAGGCTTACATACAGCATCTGATCAGCAAGCTTGAGGCTGGTGAGTACGAAATTGAAGACTTGAGCGATGCTGAACAAGCTCAAGTTGAACAGCAAATTGAAGAAATTCTAAAGAGCAAACGTGTATAGTAATTTTATAACTCCCCCAGATTTTGTAGAAGACCGTTTTCATACGGTCACAGTGGTCAATGCCACATTGGAAGAAGTGGAACTGTTGGCACGTATGTGCAAAGGCAGTGATGATCAATTCAACATTTATCTTTATAGATCTGAAATGAACGACACCGAATGGCTAGATCGTGCAGTAGAATTGAGTGACGCTGTGATTGTAAATACCGTCACACGAGATCCTGTGGCAGATCAATTGTGTACGTTGAATAAAACTTATTATTACGGACCACACACATTTGTGACAGAATCTACCAAGGTTGACACAGTTTTTCAATATTTTGCGGTAAGATATCATCAACAAAATAAATAACTTATGTTTGATAAATTCAATAAAATAACCGGTAATCGAGTACTGGTAGTAAACGATAACGTAGAAAAAGCACTTCGTAAGTTTAAGAAAAAAGTAAGTGATAGCGGACTATTACAAGAACTGCGCGAACGCGAATCGTATGAAAAACCTACTACTGCTCGAAAAAAAGCCAAATCAGCTGCCCGTCGTCGTTGGAAGAAAAAACTAGCCGACGAGCAGCTACCTAAAAAACTATTCTGACATGTACATAGAATTTCGCTTGCCAACAGGAGCAGGCGGAATAGCCGCGGGTGTGGCTCTCAATCATATCAGAATAGACATTGACGATTGGGTTAGGCGTTTTGAAATACAAAATTACAAAACAAAACTACACAAGTATACCTACAGATTGTGTTTGGCTAGCGATCGAGACTATACACAATTTGCACTGACCTGGAATCCACAATATTCGGCATCAACATATTTTGAACTTAAGAATCCAAAATAATTGCAAAAAAACACTAAATCGTGTATAAATATACATGTAGCGCCGATAGGGCTACAAAGTCATACTTGCTTATTTGAAAGGAGAAAATTATGACACAATTCCAAATCAACACCCTTGACCTTCCACAACTATCTGCACAAATTCATCGTCATGCGATTGGTTTCGATCGTTTGTTTGATGAGCTAGGCCGCACCTGGGCCAATAGCGCCAAGGCAGAAAATTATCCCCCATATAACATTATCAAAGTTGACGAAAACAACTGGGCTATTCAAGTTGCCGTTGCAGGCTTTGGGGAAGATGAACTAGACATTGAACGCAAGGACAATGTACTATACATCAAAGGTGAGCGCAAGGTAAAAGACGAGCAAGAATATATCCATCGCGGTATCAGTGCTCGTACATTTACTCGTACATTTACACTCAATGAAAATGTCGAAGTAAAAGGTGCTACAGTTATCAATGGCATTCTTGCAATTAGTCTTGAGCATATTGTTCCTGAGGAACAGAAACCCAAGAAGATTGCAATTACTTTTGCTAAGTAATACAATGTAGCAACAGTAGGAGCATCTTGCTCCTACTGAATCTTATTATACAATTATGAGCAAAGCTGAAACAATCAACAAACCAAAAATTGCAGTTAAGCAAACTGTTCAACCTCCTAGTTTGTTTAATGTGATCTACATGAACGATAGCGTGACTACAATGGAATTTGTAATTGAAAGTTTAAAAAGCATTTTCCACCATGATGAAAATACCGCTTATGAATTGACCAAAAAAATTCACGAAGACGGTAGCAGTGTTGTAAAAACTTTGCCATATGAAATTGCCGAACAAAAAGGTGTAGAAGCTACACTGTTAGCAAGAACAAACGGTTTTCCTCTCAATATCAAACTAGAACCAGCCAATTAATGATATTCAATAAAATTCGTGAACTTAAGGACAAAGGACTTAAGATTGGAATCACCTTCTCTACTTTTGACATGCTTCATGCGGGCCATGTTGCTATGCTCGCCGAGGCTAAGAATCATTGCGATTATCTTATTGCAGGACTCCAAACGGATCCAACCATCGATCGCCCTGATACAAAAAACAAACCAGTACAAAGCATTGTCGAAAGACAGATTCAACTGGCAGCGTGTCGTTATGTTGACGAAGTTGTTGTTTATCAAACCGAGCAAGATCTAATTGACCTATTGCTAATACTTCCTTTAGATGTTAGAATACTAGGTGTAGAATACGAAAACAAAGACTTCACTGGAAAGAAAGAGTGTTGGGATCGTGAAATTGAATTGGTATTCAACGGACGTGATCATAGTTTCAGTTCCAGCAGTCTACGTAAACGTGTAGCAGCAGCTGAAGCTGAAAAAGCCTTAAGGAGTTAATCGTGGATGTGATGTTAGATTTGGAAACATTAAGCACAAGGCCTTGGGCAGTTATACTTACCCTAGGTGCAGTTAAATTTAGTCCATGGGAAACTGATGTTGACACTAATAAAGGTTTATACCTAAAACCTGATGTAGATGAACAAATTGCTTTAGACCGACACATCCAAGATCTAACTGTTGAATGGTGGGGTAAACAAACCGAAGAGGTTCGTGAAGAAGCAATGGGCATCGAAGGCAGAATTGGTTTAAACAAAATGCTGGACGAACTCAATCGTTTCTTGGTCGGCGCAGACAACATTTGGTGTCAAGGTCCTGCGTTCGATATTGTTATATTAGAAGATCTATATAGACAAATGGATCGTCCTACACCGTGGCAGTTTTGGCAAATTAAAGATAGTCGCACACTGTTTAGTGTACACGGCGATCCTAGAAAAAAAGATAGGCATGGCGCACACAATGCACTAATTGATTGTTATTATCAAGCTAGAGCTGTTCAACAGATATATAGTGATGTGGGCATTAAAAAACGTACATATGAAAGTGTAAACAAATAATGGATATTATTTTTTCAAGACAAACAGCCGAAGAACTATCTGAGAGATATGTAGTATTAGAATTAGAGCCTCATCAAGTTGATGATAAAATACTAGAAACTTTTTGTGTAGTTCCTACAGAAAAAATTCCGCTGACTGAAATTACCATGATGGATCATTGGAAAAAACTTCACGGCGAGTTTGTACAAGCAAACAAAGATAAAAATGCCAAATTATGCAATGATCTGGCAGAACACCTCAAGGGTAAATTTGGCGGTGATTTAGACGAATTTTATGATATCGTTTGTTCTAGATTTGAACTTTCAAATAGCTAGCTTTTAATTTCTTAATCTAACTCCTTAAATATAAAAAAAGGAGTGCCTTTCAAATTTCAAATTCTATTTCTGCTCCTTATAACAAGAGGCCTTTAAGGCCCAGGAGCTTAAATGAAAAAGTTATTACTAACGCTCAGTTTAGTAGCCTCAACGGTTTATGCAGCCGATCCAATCGTCACTGACTCAACCTCTCGTAGTGTTGTAGAATCCACAACCACAGTTAAATCGCCCCCGCCTACAGCAGTAGCACCTGCTATAACTACGTTAAACAACGACCTTTGTGCGGTAGCGGCCAGCGGTGCAGTTCAAACACAAATATTTGGTATATCAGTCGGAAAAACTTTTGTAGACAAAAACTGCGAAAGATTAAAACTATCTAAAACACTGTTTGACATGGGCATGAAAGTTGCTGCGGTTGCAGTAATGTGCCAGGATGAACGTGTGTTTACTGCCATGATGAATGCCGGCACTCCATGTCCAGTTGATGGTAAAATTGGTGAAGCAGCTAGAGAAATTTGGGACGCTGATCCGAAGCGGCAACCTCAAACCGTCAAGAGCAAGGACTAATGAAATACCTGGTTGCTCTATTGGTAGCGTTAGGTGTTTCTTTAACTAGTGCTCAGACCGTTGAAGTTACTCCTAATGTAATAACTTCGGGTACTACGCATACCTGGACAGGTGCAACTACGGGCACACTGCCGCCTGGCGCAATGCCCGGTGGACCTGGCGCACTATATGATCCTGCTACCAATACTATACACTTCAGTTATGGGCAAGCAACAGTGGCACAAACCATGGTGCTAAATCGCATACTAAGTGGTACTGGTATTCAAGTCAACGGATACAATTGGTCTTGGCAAATTAATAACAACAACTACGATAATCGTCAAGGTGGTACAGACACATTAACTGCTAGTATATTAACTAGAAACTCATCAAACTTTACAGTTCATACATTTACACAAAATTACAACGCAAAATTTGATTGGACTACGTTTTCGGGAACACAGACATATCCTACTCCATATCAATTATCAGGATTGAATAATATTAGGGTGCAGTTTAGCGGAGTAGATTCAGGTTTCTGGGCCGGTTATTTTGGTCCACAGATTCGTAATGTTAATATTGGGCTCAATTACTCGGTCGATCCTTGCGCTACAAATCCTGCATATTCACCAACTTGTGCAAATTATAATACTGTGAGTATTAGTGATAATTTACTATCTGGTACTACTGGAGTACAGGCCTATGCTATCAATTCTGCTCTAGCATTAGCAGGTGCAGGTGCAACTATTCATGGTTTTAACTATGGCTACAATTATAATGTAGCAGGAAGGGATTGTGCTATATGGAGTTTCTTGGGTGTATGTCTAAGTGGTTGGAACTATTCCGATGCCGGTGTTAATACAGCTTTAACTAACAGTGCCGGGACAACAATTTACACAGACAATCAAACACACAATGGTGGCGATAATGGTACCAGTGGAACTTATTCTAAACAATACAGATTGAGTTCCAGTGTTCCTATGTCAACCCTTGGAACTTTTAGCATGAACCCATGGACGTCGGGCTCTGCCAGTATTACTAATATGTACAGTAATGCTGTATATACCGCAGACCCATGTGTAATCAATCCTCTATCTAGCACAAGTTGTCCGGGATATGCAGCGGCATATTACACACAACAATGTAGTGTCAACGCATTATATGATTCTGGTTGCCCAGGATATGCTCAAGCTTTGTTCACACAACAGTGCAATGCCAATCAATTGTCAAATACTGCCTGTCCTGGATATGCTGCCGCTTACTTGACTCAGCAATGCAATATAAATTCTTTATATAGCACCACTTGTTCGGGATATTCTGCAGCACTGGCTCAGTGCAACATCAATCCGTTGAGCAATTCAATGTGTCCTGCATATCAAACAGCTACTACACAATGTTCTGCTAATCCTTTATATGGATCATATTGTCCAGGATATGCCAACGCTGCCACCGAATGTAATACTAATCCACTATCTCACGGTTATTGCCCTGCATATCAAGCGGCTAGTGCCAGTTGCTCAACAAATGAACTAACATATTCTTATTGTCCTGGATATACCGCAGCACAGACTACGTGCTCAATCAATCCATTGAGTAATAATCTATGTGCCAATTATCAAACGGCTACTACACAGTGTTCGGCCAATCCTTTATATGGATCATATTGTCCAGGATATGCATTTGCTTATTCATGTAGTCAAGATGGTTTATATAGCAATCAATGCCCTAACTACGCAGAAGCCTATGCTAAGAAAAATATATTAAACATTGGATCAACAACTTCAAGTCCAAGTACTAATTCGTCTACAATTGTATTAACTCAAATGTCAGATCCTGTATCACAAGCGGCGCCAGTTGTAGCTGATCCTGTTGTTAATAGCGTAGTGACCACAAGAAGCACAGCAACCACTAGCGAAACCAATCCTGCTGCTGCGGTCAAATTAACTGCACCTGCAGCCACTACTACAGTACCCGCTACCACACAAGAATCTGCAACTAAAGAAACTAAAAAATCTGATACTGCGGTTGAAGCCCCTAAGGATGGAATTAGACCAGACAGACCGGTCACTACCAGAGAAGCCATTGCAGAACAAAGACGTGAAGCAGCTCGACGAGATGCAGTAGCCAAAGGTAAAGATTTAGCGAACGAAATAGGCAAGGCAGCAGACATGCAAGCCCAAATGGAAGTGCAAAATGTAGTGATTCAAGCCATGGGGTACAGTCCTGGCTTCGATAACTATGGCAGATTTATACTGCCTGATGGAAATGGGTATAAACCATTTACAATTTATAACAATCAACGAACTGTAGATACCCCTGCAGGTCGCGGATTGTTTGGGGGAAGTGACAGCGTTCACCAACGCATGGTCGATTCACAATATAACTTAGGAAATTAAAATGTCAGACAACAACAAAAACATTGACGAAAAAGTAGACGAACTTGAAGCAGCCAAGGAAAAATACCTTAGCGAAAACACCGTGATCAGCATCGGAGGATATGCATTTACTCCGGCCAAGCTCATGATAGCAGCCACAATTGTGAGCACAGTGCTAGGTGGACTTTACGGAGCATTTGAAGTATACAAAGACTACATGGACATGAAGCAGAAAATTGCCGACTATGTGACTCCTGATCTAGGAGAAATATATAAAAAGCTCGAAGTCCTTGAAGCCAGTACTAACAAGACTGTGGAGTACAGTCAAGACATCAAGAATGATCTAAAAGCTGATATTCGCAGACTTGAAACAGTAGTTGAAAGTGTAGAACGTGACAGCAAGGTAGCACAACGTGACACTGACAAGAGTGTACAGGATGCTAGAAAAGATGTACGCGATACTAAACAAGAAGTTGATAAAATTACTCGT